GAAGCCCAACTACGAGGTGAAGGACAACCCACTAAACTGGCTTGACGATGTGTTAGGTGTAGAGCATCAGAACTTCTTTGAAGGTCGTGCAACTACCTACATGAAGGCTGGCTTACGTGGTGATGTTGGGAAGGTTAAGTTTTCTAATGTAGCTTGAGTAGACTTGGGGGCGCAATGCCCCCTTTTCTTTACTCTTGTCCTGTTAACATTCCTGTCACTGCCCTAGATCCTGCTAAAGGCGCTGTACCTAAAGCATCAGAACCTAAAAACTGCATTTGCTGAACAGCTTGCTGTGTAGGTAACTGTCCTGCTAACGCCTTCTGTGCTGTAGGTGTAGTTAACGCTTTAGCAGTACCTATTCCTGCTATACCAGTAGCTAACCCTGTAGGCACACTTGTAAACGCCCCAGTTACTCCACTAATTATACCTGTAGCGGCAAGCTGCCAAAACCAAGAAGGATTCTCTGCTGTCCTTAGAGCGTTTAATTTAGCAATCTCTTGCTCATTTACAGACAACTCCTGTCTTACCTGCTCTTGTCTTTTCATGTTTTCAGAGATAGTAGACATAGCTTCTGGATCTTTACTGAGTCTTTTTTCAAGAGCTGCTTTCTGTTTGTCTAAAGAAGATAGTTCAGCTTTTGCCTTGTTAACAGCACGTTTAAGCTCACGGTTTCTTCTATTAGCAAGTTTAGTGGCTAACAGTTCAGCTTCTAAAGTGATTTTATCAGTAGTTGTTTTAACCAAAGAGGATGTTTTTTCAGCTTCTTGTCTTAGCGGCCCTTCTCCAATACGTGCTTCTTTCTTGTTGTTTTTCTTAATAGCGGCTACCCATTCATCTGGTGTAAACCTTCCTTGTCTACCTGCCTTACCTGAAGCAGCTAACACTGCGTCCCTAAGAACTGATTGACTTTTGTATGCTTTTTTATCTGCTAAATAATCAGCTAGTCTTTTTCCTTTAAGCTGCGAAGTAATTACATCGTCTATTGAATTCTGCATTTCTCTGTAAACAGCAGACCTTAAAATAGACTGACCGTCATCTCCAGATAATGCAGCAGCCTTCATGCCTAAATTACTTCTTAGGTTTGTTAAGTCAACCCCCGACATCCTGCTAGTTTTCTTATTCACGCGCTCTGCGACCAACTCAGCCGCCGCCGTAATTTCTTTAACTACTTGATTTTCGTTTCCTGCTAACAGTGCTAAATCTCTTGCAGTAGCTCTTTTAGCCATGTTGTTGATTAATTCTTGAGGCTTAACAATAAAAGACCTCCCTTTAGAGGCTTCAAAACCATGTTGTGTCCAGTTAAGCTCTAGTTCTTTCATAGCGGAGTTAGGGCTAGTAGCTTCTGTTATGTCTTTAATTTTTCTTTTAGGCATTCTTGCTGGTAAAGAGTTTTCAAGAGCTACTAACCTAAAAGCATCTTGTGCTCTTTCAGTTACTTCCTTAGCTTTTTTAACACTGTTAACCATAACAGGCCCATCATTTCCTAAGAAAGGATTGTAGTTACCTTTAATTATTTCTTGAGCCTCTGTGGAGTCTGCTTTTATTGTTCTAGCAGTACGATCTATCTTTTTAACAGAGTCACTTAACTGAGCCTTAGCAGCCCCTGCTTCGGATTTAGCAGCTTCCAATACTTTAGTTAGCTCTTTAGACCTAGTTTTTAATGGCCCTACTATAACTTCTTCTTGTGCCCGTAAAGCTCCTCCACCAAAAGACGGCCCCACAACGCCCTTATAGAAAGATTGAAGCAGTGCTTCTGAAGACGTTAAGCCGCCATCTTTTTTAGCCGCTAAGGTTATTGGAGTAAAACCTTCTTCTGTTTCTAAAGGAGCTTCTACTTTTCTCTTAAACAACCAACCAAGACTTCCTAGAGCGCCTGTAGTTACTCCCCCAAGCAGAGCACCTTCAGCAGCAGCAGAAGTCATATCTGCTCCTCTTTCAGCCGCCCCTAAAGAAGCTAAAGCACCTTCTCCTGCTCCTCTAGCCACTAGACCGCCTAGGGAACCGGCAGCCTCAATACCTTTTAGTTTAGAGATAGGACTAACAATAGCCCCTACTATTTCAGCCGTTAAAGCTACATTAGGATTTCGTCTACGAAAATCTTTAATTACTGCATCATACGCATCTTTGTTTTCAGCATAGATTTCAGCTAGTTCTTTATCTGAGCCAATAGACTCAACTAAACTCTGTAGTCCCACAAGAGCTTCATCAGACCAGCCAAGAGTAGCTCCTTCAATAAACAAAGAAGCTCCTGTTAGGTTATCTAAAAGAGTCCAATCACCTGAAGAAAACTCTTCTTCTTCTTCACTACGGGCAGGAGGAGTACCGGGAACCATATCGTCAAACGGATTAGCTTCTACAGCATCAATACCCTGCGGAACCATAGAATCAAAAGGATTTACTTGAGCCATTATAATGTTCTTCCTGTACTAGTTAATCTAGCTTGAGCTTTACTATAGTTTTCTAAAGCCTGTCCGTAGTCATACTTTTCTTTGTTCCACTTAGAGTCTACAAACTGCTGTCTAAGTTTCAGGTCATCAGGATTGTCACGTATCATCTGTAATGCTTGGCTAGGAATTCCTGATTCAGCTAAAAATCTAGGATCTTCTAAAGCAGCGAATTCTCTGTTATAACGCTGTACTTGTTGCCAATCGCTAAACCCATCAAGAGAACCGTTATATCGACCTATCCAAGCAGACTGATCTCTAAGGTTTTGCTCTGCGTGTGCAGCTATCTTAGCAATGCCTCTAGCATACGCTAATAAAGTTTCTTTGTTAGCATAAGGGTCTAACTCCCCTGCCAATACTAAAGCTACATCTTTATCAGAAGCTGGGCCTTTAGGTAAGTTTTTTATAGCATTAGAGTTTCTTAAAGCAGTTGCTTCTGTTCTAAGTAAAGTTTCTGCGTCTTGTCTACCAAAGAAGCCTTTTACAACTTCTTCTGCTACACCTAGTTGACCAGATGCTAGAGTATATGGCATCTTGTTCAACTCCAAAACAAGTTTATTAGCCCTGTTTTTTCTTGATTCTTCTTCTCTTATTCCTTCTAGTAACTCACCTTGCAGCTTAATAACAGCGTTGCCTGTAGCAGGAGCACCTGTCCTTGGGAACTCTTTAACCACTTCAAACTGACCATTATCTCCTCTAACTACAATCTTAGTTACAGGATTACCTTGAGCATCTTCTGTATCAATCTTAAACTCTTTTGGGTCAGGTTTTTCTTCAGGTTTGAAAGGAGCTTGATAAATAACTTTACCTTGAGCATCTACTATAGCACTCCCCGGAGCTACTAGCTTATTTTCTTGTTTTTTAACTTTACCTAATAAAGCGTCTATGTCTGATATATCAGCACCTTGAGAAGCTAACTGTATTAGCTCATCAACATCTTCTCTTTCGCCGTATTTTTTAGCAACCATGTTGACTACTAAGTCTGTTTTATCTTCTTTTTCAGTAGCTTCTTCTCTTTCTTTCTTTTTCTTCTCCCTAAGAGCAGTCAAGCGTTGTGTAGCTTGCACTTGTTGTGCAGGTGTGCCAAACTTAACTAAAGCAGCTAACTGCTGTGCTTCAGCGTTAGGGTCATTAGGGTCAATTTTAGCTAGCTCTGCACGTAGTATCTCTGGATTACTTCTCATCTCAGTGCCAAGTGCACCCCCAAGAAACCTAGCAGCTTGTCTAGTGAAAGGAGAAGCCTGTATCATTAAACCTCCCGGCCCTTCAGTAGGAGACATCTTGTATTGGTCTAGTATACCAAGTTTATCTAAAAGTCCCATTATTTATCTCCTATTATCTTCTAAAGATACCTAAAAAGGTGTTTACAACATCAGCAGCGTCACTAAACAGTCCACCATTACTGCCTCCGCCTGCTCCTTCAGCAGCGGCTCGTTGAGCAGCCTGAGCTTGTATAAGCTGCTGTAGAATGTTAGCTGTGCTTTGTGTCTTCATGCTTTCAGCCTGTAATAAGTCTTCTAGACCACTAATTCCTGCTTGACCAAACAAACCAGCGCCTTCCATAGCGGCGGTAGTGCGGATGTTAGCTAAGTCAGTGCCGGGAGTCAAAGTAGCTAATAGCTGTTGCTCAGGTGAGTATTGTGCAGCTTGTGCAAGACCAATGTTACCTAACTGTCCTGCCTGTAGTGATTGAGGTAGTCCTGCTGCTCTACCACCAAGACCAAACATACTTTCAGCAAGCCCCATCTGTTGCATTTGCTCTGCTTGTGCTTGACGCATAGCACCTAGAGATGCCCCAGCCTTAGCTTCTTCCTGTGCTTGTGCTAATGCTAGTTGCTCAGGAGAACCACCAAACTGTGCTGTACGCAATCCTGTACGTCCTTGTGCAGCTAGCCTTTCATTTAGTGCAAGCTGTGCACGCTGTTCTTCAGGCCGCTGTGTAGCTCTAATGCGTTCATAGACATCAGCTTCCCTTTGTGCCATAGGAGCCATAGCGCCTGTTAGGAAGCCTCCTACGCCGCCTAGAGCCTGCTGTTGAATACCTGATACATCTGGTGCTACTCCACCCATGCCACCTATTAAGCCCCCTGTAAGAGCTTGTAGCTGCTGTTGCTGTGAAGCCATCTGAGGAGACAGTGTAGTAGCGTATCCGCCTTCAGGAGTAGTAGCTACACCACCAAAGCCTGTGGATACAGTAAAAGGCTTAAAGGCTGCTTTGGCGGCGGCTTCTTCACCCACAAGCATCTGCCCTGCTGCTGCTCTTTCTCCAATATCAGATAGTCTATTGAACTGGTCTAAAGATATACCTGCTCCAAGAAGTTGACCACCTGTGCCACCAAAGAACTTACCTAGTGCGTCACCAAAGCCGCCTATCCTACTAAGGAATCCACTCATTTATATTCTCTCTAAACTATTACTGTTGTTACTATCGTTACCGCTGCTGTCACGGCAGACGCAACAACAAGCCAAGCAAGTTTCTCCCAACGCATAGCATGTGCATCAGTAGCCTTCCTTAGTTCCCTAAGTTCAACTACTGCCTCTGCCCAACGCTCACCACATTCTTTCTCATGTTGAGCTATGCGATCTAAAGCCTGTACAGCTAAATCTTGTTGAGTCACTTGCTTTTGCTCCATCATTACCAAGGTACACCATCAGCGGTTGTAGGGTTCTTCTGCTCATTGATGTTAGCCGTTAAGCCAGCTTCAATAGCATCTTGATCTACTTCAGCCTGAACCCAGCCAATGACATCAGCTTCAGTCAGGTCATCATAGGCGATGTAGCCTTCAGAGGAAGGGTCTGGGGTAAACCCACAGGTTCCGTAGGATGAAGCACTGTAAGTATCCTCCCCCACAGTTTCTTCTTCAGTGACCCGCCAGTGGGCAACGATAACGCCTCCCGCTAAGTCACCCTGTAAGTCTCGTTCAAGTGTTGCGATAGTCCATGTGGCCATTAGGCTTCTCCTAGTTAAATAGCGGCGATGATGAAGGCGAGTAGTTCAGAATAGCGCACACCTAAGCGTGTCTGCTCGTTACCATCTTCATCAGTCCATGTGCTTGATATAAACATTGCGTAGCGTCCAGCGTCTAAGCCTTCAGCAGTAAATGCGTCCTGTAGGTCTTGTGCGATAATTCCAAAGTGTATACGAGCATCGTCGCCTTTAGTTTCTACGCTGTTAATCCAACGGAACTTACGCAGCAATCCTTTAGCCGCTACTGCTGCACGTTGCTCTGCGTCAGACAGTGCCTCAATGTCTTGCTTTTCATTACGGTCAGAGGTGTTGATAGTGCCGTTGGTGGCGTAGATGTCATCAAAGCGTGTTCCAGAAGCGCCTAAATCAATATGGTTATCTACGGGATTGCCGTCACCATCTGAGGCAATGATCGCCCCAGTAGACGCAGCGGAACCTGTTAAGCCACAACCGTCGCCATTAGCCTCAGTGCGGAAAGCAATGTAAAGATTTGTGGAACTTCTAACACCAATACTACCTACGGCATTACCTGCTTTATAAAACTCAAGGATACTACCGTCAGTATTAATACTGTTCAGAGCTAAAGTTGAAGCATCACCAGCGTCACTTTGTATCTCCATCTTTGCAGTAGTGAATGCTGAAGAACGGTTGACCAAAAGATTACCGCTGGCATCTATGCGCATGGCTTCGCTTAAACCTGCATCTGCACCTGTGCTAAAACTCAAATAGGAATCGTTTGTCCCTGCACCTGTAGAGGTAACGCCAAACGATATTTTAGATTTAGCCGCTACACCATTTGAAAATTCTATAGCTGAACCGCCATCGTTGTTGTTGTATAGCTTGATTGCGGTTGGGTCTAAATCTGCGCTTGCTGCGACATCGTTTCTAATTTCTAATTTGTGATTAGGACTGCTAGTACCAATACCCAAAGACTCCGCAGAAGCATCCCAGAAGAACTTAGGCGTTGTGCCTGTGTCCTCGTAGAAGCTGACATCGCCGTTGACATCAAATAAAGCTGTTCTTGTTACACTACTGCCTCGTGCAATTAAAGTTGCATCTATTCCGCCAGTGACCGCAGTGTCATTTGTATCAGATATAAGAACTATGGCGTTGCCGTTTTTAAACTCAAAGGCATTTCCGTAAACATCGTCTCCAGTTGTAATAATTCCGTTGATGCCGCCATTAGACGTCGGAATTATAATCTGGTCGCCTTCTGCACCTAGCGTCAAACCATTAGCAGTCACTGTGCCAGTAACGTCTAAATCGCCACTAGAGTCAAGGGTAGCTCTTGCAGCACCACCAGCATACAAACCTAAATTATCTGCTGTAGCGCCAATACCTACTCTTGCGCTACTGGTTGTATTTGCGTCCATCAATGCAAGTCTAGCTGAAACAGTGCTAGTGCTTGAAATTAAAGCTCCAATTTGAACGCCAGCACTATCGACATGTAATATTCTTTCTGGTGCGGTAGTGCCAATACCCAACGCCTCCGCAGAACTATCCCAGAAGAGAGATTGACTAGTGCCGCTGGAATTGTAGAAGCTGATATCTCCAGTTCCGTGGTCAATACGCAGACGCTCAACAGGGTTGGCTAAAGAACCGTCTACTGTTCTAATCCTTAAAGTTCCAGATGCTTGGAGAAACTGTGTGTTTTCGCCTGTTACGTCAGACTCAATAAAGCTGTAGCTAGGTGTTAGGGCTGTGTGTACAACGTTGTTAGTGTTTATAGCTACAGCACCATCTACAGTAAGCCCATCAGCAGTCACTGTGCCAGTAACGTCTATGCCTGTGGAGGTGGTCTGAAATTTTTGAGTATTGTCGTTGTAAATCCTGACCGCACCGTCTAAATCAGCAACCAAAAAATTCTCAGCGCCATCTGCACTTTGAATACGAACATCAGTGCCTTGTAGCTTTAAATGTCCCGTTCCTGAATCTCTAACGTAGCTGTGACTGCCATCGTGAAAAATCTCTAGGTCAGAGCCAGCACCAAACGTAGCTTTTACATTGTCATCAAACTCAAGAGCTTCTTCACTACTGTCCCATGTTACCTTAGCGGTAACTCCGCCATCCTCATATAAGCTAACATCGCCATTGTCTGCAATAAGTAAACGATTAATTGTAGACGTGCCATCAAAAGCTGCTACCTTAAATGAACCAAAAACACCGTTGTCTCCTGTGGTCAGAACAGAAGCGCCTACAGTGTGGCTTAAAGTTGTCTTTTGGTTTGCACTTGTAGTGTCGTTCAGCGTAAGAGTAGGGCTTGTAGCGTCTTCAATACTAAAAGAATCAGTAGTAAGAGTGCCAGCAACGTCTACATCACCAGTAAAGTTTGCACCAGCTAGAGCAGCTTTAGCATCTATCTGTGTTTGAATAGCTGAAGTTACGCCGTCTACATAATTAAGTTCAGTAGTAGTTGCGGTAACTCCGTCAAGGATATTAAGTTCTGCTGCTGTAGAAGTTACGCCATCAAGAATGTTTAGTTCTGCTGTAGTGCTTGTGACGCCATCTAAGATGTTAAGTTCAGCAGCGGTAGAAGTAACGCCGTCTAAGATGTTTAGCTCTGCTGCGGTAGACGTTACACCATCAAGGATATTCAGTTCAGCAGTAGTGCTGGTGATACCGTCCAGTACATTTAGTTCTGCTGTAGTTACTGTAGCACCGTCTAAAATCTCTAGTTCTGCTTCTGTGATTGTAGCAGAGCCAATAGTAAACGAAGTACCAATAGTAGGAGTGTTAAGCGTAGGTGACGTAAGTGTTTTATTAGTAAGGGTCTGTGTGCCTGCTAAAGTGGTTACAGTACTGTCAATAGCTAAAGTAACACCAGTACCTGAAGCAGTGGAGTCAATACCTGTGCCACCTAAGATACCTAAAGACTCAGAGTCTAGGTCAATGTCAATAGTAGAAGAACCATCAGTTACGTCAAGATCCTGTGCAGTTACATTAGAATCTACATATGCCTTAATAGACTGTTGAGTAGCTAGATGAGTAGCTGAGTCAGAAGCCATGTTATCTTCGTCAAGAACAGCACTACCTGAAACACCTGTGTTTAGTACAGGGCTTGTTAAGGTTTTATTAGTTAGTGTTTGCGTCCCTGTGAGCGTAGCTACAGTACTGTCAATAGAAAAGGTTACAGCATTACCAGCCCCGCTTGTGTCTACACCAGTGCCTCCAGTAAACGTAAGAGTCTCTGAGTCTAGGTCAATACTTAGTGCACCGCCAGAATCTGCTTGAAAGTCTAAGTCTTGTGCCGTAACCTGTGAGTCTACATATGCCTTAACTGACTGTTGCGTCGGAAGCAACGTAGCACTGTCTGATGCCATGTTGTCTTCATCTACAAAAGCAGTGATAGTAATAGTACCATCAGATAGTGAACCAAACGTAGTTGTACCTGTAAGCGTAGAATCGTTGACGTTTAGTTTAGTGGCGACAGCAGTTTGAATGTTATTAAACTCTGTGTCAATTTCAGTGCCTTTAACAATCTTATCAGAGTTACCTGAAGGTAAACTGTCTTTTGATGCAAAGTTAGTTGTCTTTGTGTAATCACTCATTATACAAGCCTACCTATAATAGCTTCAGTATTTAATTCCTGCAACGAAAGAGCGCCGCCATCAATAGTGGCTTCTATACCAATTGTTGCTACTTTTCCTGACCCTGTTGCTTTTATTTTAGCAACATCAATAATAATAGAAGCACTATACTCTGATGTGCTTACGTTATACTCAGATACTCCATACTCTGCAATTAAGCTAGTAGCGATACTAGCAGACTGTTTTGTATAAGACTCAGTGTAGTCATACCCCCAGTTACCTACAATAGTAGCCCCAGAGCCTCCTATAACAGTGAAAGATAACTCTTTAAGCATTTTCAGTCTAGAAGGCTGTCCAAAAGACAGAGGATTAGTAAAGTACTTCATTGTGTACGAAGAAGTATCATCAACGTATCCATCGTACTTACTTATACCTTTGATATTACCTAAGTACAGTGTGCCGTCTGAAGCTCTTTCACCACAAAGTATCTTGTTACCTATCCACTCTGTAGTTCTATAACTACCGTCTTCTAAAGCACCTCTAGTGTCAAAAACATATACTTCCGTACTGGTAGGTAAAAACAGTAAATAAAAAGATTCTTCTGGGCTATACACGCTCTTAATGTTTAGAGCTTCAGATGTGACAGACTCCATAAGGGTATCTTTTACATTCTTAGATACGTTACCAATAGGGTTAGACTTCTCTTGAATAACTCTGCCTAAGCTACGTACACCTGTGTCAGACAAAAAGATTAAGTCTGTACCTGTAGACTGCACACTGTCTCTAGCAATACAACCAATGTTAGAAATAACATCCTGCAAAGACATAGTAGATGGTGAGCTTGCACCAGTATACAATAGAATACTGCGCTTACCAAAGATAACCAACAGGTCGTTAAACTCTGCTAAAGCTACAATCTCATCGTGACCTGTAGGCCACACAGTAGTTAAGTCTAGTGAGCCTGAAGTACCACCTGTCCAAGCATGGCCTGCCAATAAATCAGACCAATACAGGGTGTATTTGTTGCCAGCAACGTCAGCAGCCCAAATGCGACCAAAGGCTGCTAGAGCTTCATTAGCTTGTGGTGGTGTACCTGTAGCATGTCCATGGTCACTAAACTTTTCTAATACTCCACTGCCAGACTCATCAGTGTAGATAAGTGGCTCTTGTAAGCGCTGCCAGAAAAAAGCATGGTTGTTAAAGTTTACAATCTTCCAGTTGTTTGCACTAACAGTGTATGCAGCAGGTGTAATATCAGTTAGTGTAGTAGTACCACTAAAGACCTTATTGTTGCCAGTAGAGAATACTACAATGTCACCACTTTGGTCTACAAACTCAAAGATAGTCTCAATGCCAATGCTAGACCCTAGTGGCGTAGCACTGCTTGTGAGCTTGTTTAAGCCTTTTCTAGCTGCAATCCTTCCATACTTGTCAATAACAGTATTCTCTGCTATAGACGCAAATGCAGGGTCTTGTATAACAGGAGAATCTGCTGTATTAAGTCCTTTGAAACCCGGAGCAGCAATATAAATGTTTTGTCTTTCTTGAGCCATTATGGAACCGTGTAAATAAATTCTTCAGGGTTCTTGTAAGCATCTAATGCAATGGCATCAGACAAATACTTCTCTGCAATTGCAAAGTAATCCTGCGCTGTAGTACCACCTGTCTCCCCACGCTCCCTAGCCAACAAAGCTACAGCGTTATGGACAATAGCATTCTTAGGTAAGACTGTGGTATCTGCATCTCCAGATAACTCAGGCTCCCTAGCAATTAAATCAAAACGTAAACTAAACACACCTGATGGTTTAGGATATACTCTTACTTTAGTATCATCGTTACTATCAACACCGCTAAAGGTATATGAGTCAGGACTACCAGTTACTTCACCAGAAATGTAATAAGCATTATTAAACCAGTTAGGTGTTTGATAGTGCATAAAGAAGTTTGATGTGTCGTTAATTACACTATATATTTTAACACGTTCTCCAGCATTTGTCAAGCTATATTCTGTAGTATTTTCAACAGTAGGTACTACAATAGTTGTACGTAGTGTAGACCATTGGTGTGAGTCTTCTACTATTTGTTTAGCGTCATTAACAAAAGCGCCTACCATATTACTATAGGTGTTTTGCGTAACAGAAGAAACTTGCTCTTCCCTAAGCCTCCGTAGAACTTCGTTAACTATAGTTAAGTATGTGGTACTCATAATATGTTCCTAAATAAACCTGCTTGAGGAGCAGTGTAGCCTTTTAGTGCTGGCATTTTTCGTCGCGTAGGCGATATACCACTCTTTTTAAACTTCAAGTAGTCATCAAATATCTCGCCTGTGACTCCTCCTAAACCAGCAAACAAACCAGTACCGTCCCCAGAGCCATCACCTGTACCTGCTCCAGTGCCTGCTCCAGTACCTGTGCCTACACCAGTACCTACTCCTCCTCCAGAACCTCCACCGTCACTAACGCCAGCGTCGGTAGTTCCTTCGGCTTGTCCAGCGCCATATCCTGCTTCGTAAGCCGCTTCTGCGTCTCTAGCAGCTTGATTAGCGGCTTCAGCGGCATCAGAAGCAGCTTTAGCTTCTGCTGCTTTCTGGTCTGCTCTGGCTTCTGCTGCATCAGCCTCAGCTTGCTTTTGTGCCTTCCTTGCAGCATCTATTTCTGTATCTGCTGCTTCTCTAGCCTTAGCTGCGTTTTCTCTAGCCGCGTCAGCGTCTGCCTTTTTATCCTGAGCTTCTTTATTAGCCTGAGTAGCTTCCTGAGCCGTAGCTTCCGCTTCAGCTTGTGCGGCTTCAGCTTTAGCTGCGTCAGCTTCTGCTTGCTTTTGTGCCTTCTTTGCACTATCTCTTTCAGATTCAGCAGCAGCTTGTCTTGCTTCAGCTTTAGCTTTAGCTGCTTCTGATTTAGCTCTAGCTGCCTCTGCTTTAGCTTCCGCTGCTTCAGCTGCTGCTTGCTTAGCTTCAGCATCTGATTGTTTTTGTTCAGCTTCTCTTTGTCTAGCTTCAGCTGCTGCTTGCTTAGCTTCGGCATCTGCTTGCTGTTTCTCAGCTTGTCTTTGTCTATCTTCAGCTTCTCTTTGTTGTTGTTCAGCAGCTTTTTGTGCTTGTTCTGCTTTAGCTTTCTCTTGTTCTGCTTTAGCTTTCTCTTGTTCTGCTCTGCTTCTAGCTTGCTGTGCTTTACTTGCTTCTGATTTAGCTTTATCCGCTTCTGCTTGAGATTGTCTAGCTTTATCTTCTGCTGCTGTTGCTGCCTTGTTAGCAGCGTCTATTTTAGCCTGTGACTGTTTAGCTGCTGAAGTTGCTGCTGCTTTTGCTTTTGCTTCTGCTGCTGCTCTAGCGTCAGCGGCAGCTTTAAGACGGGCAGCTTCTGCTTTACCTTCTAGCTCAGTTATTTCTTGTTCGTACTCCGCTGCTTGCTTAGTAAGAGCTTTTTCTACAGCAGTATTTACATCTTCTTGATCAAACCTTGTAGGGTCGTTATCTTGTACTTCTTTAACAGCGTCAGCAATTGCGGAGTCTAAGTCTGCCTGATCAAACTGAGTAGGGTCATTTTGTTGTGCTTCAGCTAGAGCTTCAGCAATAGCATCATCTAAATCACTTTGACTATAAGTTGCTTCAGAAGTCGGAGCAGGGGTCTGTACTTCAGTGGTATCCCCGTCTGCGCCTCCAGAGGACACAACAACAGTTCCTCCTCCTCCTGAAGAACCTCCGCCAGTGGCAGGAGGAGTTACGTCAGGATCAATGTCTCCAGAAGGCTGTCCTCCTGTTAACATTCCGCCTCCAGTTGCACCTCCTGTGTCACCTGTGTCACCTGTAGTTGGTGCAGTAGTAGGCTCTCCACTAGCACTTCCAGAAGAACCTCCTGTATCTGCTGAAGTATCACCACCGCCACCTTGAGTATCTAAAGTGTCCAAAGATACTGTTACATCTGGCCTTCTTATTTCTTCATAGGTGCCATCTGGAAATTGACGTATTTCATAAGCAATGTCAGCCTCTGAACCATCAGTTATTATATTTCCGTTTTTATCATAACCAATAACTTTAGACTCTGTGCGCCATGTAGCAGGTCTTACTTCAGAGTATGTCCCGTCTGATTGAAGAACTCCTCTTCGTTGGGCTGGATCAAGATTTAAAGGTGGTCTTCCTGAACGCGGCCCTAGAGTATTATATAAAGCCCTATATTTACTAGCTCCCGGTTGACTATACCAGTAATCTCTTTCGCTTTGTGTTACATTGTTAGCAGGATTAACCATCCATTTTACATAATCATCTCTTGTCCAATTGTTAAAATCTGTAGGAAAACCCTGATCTCCTGCTTTAGCAGTTTCTATCATTCTGTCATAAAAAGCCATTAGCTCTTCGTCAGGCTCTATTGAAGGATCAAATGCTTCAGATAAAAAACTTAACTTTTCAGTAAACTGTAGCTTTTCTTCTTCAGTCATTTCAGAATCTAAAGATTGGAATACTTCTAAAATAGGCTCAGGAACCGCACCTTTGAGTACGTCTTCTGCATCTTTTAAGCCTTCTCTGATGTTCTCTACAAAGGCAGGCTCTTCTACTCCGGGAACTCCTGCTCTTCTCAAGTAGCTAACAGCAGCAGAAACCATAGAGTCTTCTAAATCACCTCCTGCGGCTGTGCTTAGTAAAGCACCAGAGATTGAGTTGTAAAACTCTTCAGGTTTAATGTTGTAAGTGCGTAAAAAAGCATCATCAACACCTATAGACTTAAGACCATCGCTAATATAAGGTGAGGCATATGCCCCAATACCTGTTGTAAGTCCGGCTGTAAGAGCATCCTTTAAATCTGCACCTTGAGCAGCAGACACCCCAGCACTTGTAAAAACATTTGAAAGAGTAGTATTAGCAAAAGTATTAGGGGCAGTTAGAGTCCCTGCAAATTTACTAGCTAGTGGCCCCATAATAGCAGTTAAGGCTAATGTAGGAAGTGCAGATGTTACTGCGTCTCCTACGTAGTCCATAAAGCCTTTGCTTCTGTCTACAGTCTGTATTTCTGAAAATGTAAAAGGATCATATAGGTATTCAGATGCGTTGTTACGGCTTATTCTTTTAGGAGATATGTTATATTTAGCATATATCTCCTGTACTTGAGGTGAGCGTTCATAAGCCTGTATAAGTGCGTTCTGATAGCTCTGACCTTCTAACTGTGCCTGTGCTACAGCGGGAGCCATGACAGGCATTAGTTCTTCTTGGAACTTCTTTAGGTTCTTATTGGAGATATTGCCAAAGTCAAAGTCATATCCTCCAAAGTCTTTTAAGGTCTTGTCAAATACAAAGGCACCTGCGCCTATTGAGCTATCTATGCCTCCGGGTACAATATACTTATCTTCAACAGGGCCATAAGCTCCTCCATCAGCCATGTCAGCGCCAGTTGTAATGTATCCTTGGTTGCTTAGTAGCCCCTGAAGAATACTTATAGGGTCATCAGTAAAATCACCTGACCGAAGAACGTCATAGTAACCAGACACGTTTGCGCCTGTTGTAGGAGACTCAACGGTAACTCCAGATGAAGGATCTGTTATTTCCGCCAGTACAGAAGGAGGAACTAGGTAATCTCCCGGATTAGGCAGGGTGTCTTCAAAGCCAGTAGGAAAGTCAAAGCCTATAGGTACGGTTATCTGAACCATTACTTACCCCAGTGAGACAAAGTTTTAATACCAAAGCTGGCAGCTATAGCGCCACCTAAGAATGCTTTGTAGTAGTCAGGCATAGTAGACAATACGGAAAACCCTTCTTGTACATAGGGAACCATATCAGGGATGAAGGCTCCAATTAATGGCAAACTCAAAATAACTGCAAACCACTCATCCTTCCAAGAGGACTGTGATGCAGCGGCTTGTTGAGTTTCCCAATCTGCGTCAGCATTAATCTTACGCATTTTGGACTCATGGACAGCTTGCTTTTCAGCAGCTTTATTTTTAAGGAAAGTACCAGCTAAGTTAGTTACAGGGCCAATCAACGCTTGCCACATGTTACACTCCTTAAAGATAAAGCTAAGGGGCCACTGCAGCGCAGCCCCCAGCTAAATGATTGTTACTTAGGAACAACCAAAGTCAAACCTGACTCAGGACGCAGTACGTTTACGCCGTACAGAGTATCTGAGGTGAACAGGTTAGCAAGGAACTCTTGCTTGTACTGAGTCTGAGAACGAACTCCCAGTTGTTCAGCCATTACAATTGCATCCTTCTGGATCAACAATGCACCCAGAGAGTCTACAGTTGAAGCAGAGTTAGCAGCAGCAGTTTCAACTACAGGGCAGTTGGTGCTAACAAATACGTCAATGCCGTACAGTTGACCAATCTGACCACCAGTTACCTGACCGTTGTTTACGAAGTCAGAGCTTACGTAACGGTCAATACCCATGATGGTGTTGCGTACTGAAGGAGGAATAACGAAGCAACGGTTTTCCATTGGTACGTCAGCATCGTCTAGCTTCTGGATGATAGCGCGGAAACCAGCGTCAGTGAATACATCAGCAGTGGTTACAGTGTCAGCCGTATAGGTAGACAGGCCGTTGGTAGCGTCTACAAAGAACGTACCGCCATTGTTGAGGTAAGTCGTAGAAGACGTACCAGCAGAACCAAGGCCAGTAGCCAAGCTGTGCAGGTCGGTGTCAACTTGCTTCGCCAAAGCGTAGCCAGCATCTTCCGTGTAAAACTGACGTAGTGAGCTAAGAGCCTGTACGTCCGTAATGTCTTCAATCAGACGTGAGTATTCAAAGTGCTTGTCAATAGAGATCTGCACTTCACCTTCCGTAGCGTTCTGAACCGTTACAGCGGTGTTCTCAGCTTTAGCGTGAGCATCACCACGGACAGGCTTAGGCACATGGATGGTATCACCCTTCTTGCCAGCCATAGACATCTTCTTGACAAGGTTTGCCAATACGAGGTTCTTCTGGTAGGCTGCAATAATCTCATCACTCCAAATTTCTGGAATGAAAGTAGCTGCGCTAGTGTTGTCAACGAACCCGCCAGTTGCGGGATATACTGAATCAGTCATAATAAATATCTCCTAAGATATACTATCTGACCCGTTTTTCTGCGTATGCCTTCATAATCTCTGGTTGTAGAGCAGCATAGCGGTCAGGGTCGGTTCTCATAAGGTTAATAATGTCTGCGCGTCGGTAGATCTTCTTAGGTGCTGACTCATTGCTACCACGGGCATTGCCTGTGGAAGCTGCCTTAACTGCTTGCTTACGGGATTGTTCCTCTACAGCGGCAGTCTGCTGTACAATGTTCTGTCGCTCTTTCCACAAGCTAAATAGCTCATCAGCGGCTTCACTGTCGTACTGCTGGTCTGCTGCTACAAACAGCTTAGTCCTAACATTGGATGCTTTAATCCACTCAGCAAAAGCATTATCCTGCAAAATTTGGTTCATATCAGGATGCTTACGTTGTAGCTCTGATAGTGCCGTACTTTGCCGGTACTGCTGGGTAATCTCTTCAGCTTCCTTAATCTTAGGATGGTTCTGAATAGCCCTATCTACAGCCTTATCAGGGTCTGTAAACCAATCTACTTCTTCGTCTTGTTGTGGTGCTTGTTGCGTATCTTCTGTGAGTTGTGTCTGGATATACGTATCAACAACCTTACGTAGCTCACCTACTTCAGAACTCTGTCGGCCCAATAGCTTCTCAGCTTCTTGGTGCATCTGTACAAGCTCTTCAGCGGACTTGCCTTTGTACTTATCAGGGATCTCAGGTTCCTGTGGTTCAGGAGTTTCCTGTTGTTCCTCTGGTTCTGCAAACATCTCTAGTTGTTGTTCGTTATCTTCTTGATTATCCTGACGCTCAGGTTCAATAATCTTAGCCATTATTAACTCCGTACCTTAGTATTGTGGAGGTTTTTATTATGAAGGTTCTCTACGAGGTTTGCCTTCGCTCATGTGCCATGTGCTGTTCCCTACGCTTAACCCATCTGTCATGTGCATCAGGGAAGTCTCCACTGATACCTTCAAGATTAGATCTCACCGGGGAGATAACACGTTTAGCGTCCAAGCCACAACTGCACCTAGAAGTTGTGACATTAGACTTAACTAAATCTTCAAACAGTTTACCGCAAGGGCATCTAAAATCAAACAACCTCATCTACAGCTTCCTCAGAGTCTTCTGATTCTGCTTGTGATTGAGCATTGTCAATCTGTGTTTCAAGATTAAGTATGGTTGCTAGGATAGCTAACTGTCCCTTACGAAAGTTCAAGTTATCATTATCCGTAGTCATCTCTACTGAGTTGATCTGTCCAACATTACCTTGTAAGTCAGAGATTAGCTGTTTCCAGCCTTCTGAACGAAACATTGAGAAGTAATTGTTAAAATATGTTTCTAACTCTTGAGTCATAAGTATTTTACCTTTGTTAAAGAATACTGAATGTACGTAAAGTACCTATCTATTATAGCATACTTTTTTGTATTTGTCAAGTGTTTTTTAATAAAAAGTTAATTAAAAGTGCAAGTATCATAGGTAGGAGTATAACTACAACGCTAAAGATAGCTGAGTACTGTTTAACCTCCTTCCAAAATTGTTTCTTAGCTGCTGCCTTCCTAGCTAACTCTAGTTGTTTAGCCTTCCTTGCTTCAGCCATAGCAGACATAGCTTCGTTGTATAGCTGTCCGTTACCACTGACTGTAAAGAGATCTTTAATCTCCTTCATAGTCTCTTGTATTTGTTTCTTGGCTAGTGCAGCTTTGACAGCATCTGCTTCAGATAGCTTACCTTCATTCTGCGCTCTTGCTAGTTCAACCTCTGCACCACCAAGGGACGATAGAAAACCAGAGATACTTGAGATGTCATTGGTTGTCTCCGCTACCCGCTTGATAGCAGATGTAGCAGCGTTGACACCAGCAACAATTGCACTTATCTCTGCTATCATTGGTTACTTCTTTTTCTTTTTAGTCATACGTTTTTTAGCTTTAGCTGCCGCTGCTTTACCTTTAGGGGTATAGCTGTACTTCTTTCCACCTACCATTGGCATAGTATTCTCCTTACTACCACTTAGATTTATTGGCCCAATATGCCGCAGACATCTTGCCCTTAGCTATATTCTTTGCATGTCGTGCTTTAAACGACTTACGCCTTGCTTTTTCAGAGGCTGTCTTAGGGTTCTTCCCTGCGCCACTGACTCCTTGCTGACCATACCTGATGGTCTTTACTTTATCACCTTCCTTAGCTACTACTACATGAGATTTAGTAGGATGGTTAGGGGTTCGTTTAGGTTTGTTGTAACCGCTAACTCCAGCACGTTGGAGACGCGAATCTTTTTCTTTCGCCATTACGCCGCCTTCTGTGCTTGTTTTGTAGTTTTTCTAGGTGGTGCTGTATCTTTAACATTAAGTGCCTCTAACTCTTTAATCTTAGATTCTAGCTCTTCAAACTTTTTGTTGACCTGCTCTACTATTTGAGTTAGTTCTGTACGTGTTACGACCATCAATTTATCCTTGTTGTAGTCTAAGGGGTTGACTTGGTTGCTGTGGTTGCTGAGGTTGATTCTTTAGGTCAATCTCTTTCTCTTTCAAGAATGTCTGAGCAATCTTCATACGACGCTCAAACTCCTTGTCCTCTTGGTCGCCTGCCTTTAGGTTAGTTGTGACTGCCTTAATCTGGTCAATCTGTAGCTCCTGTGGGGCAAGCTGTGTCTCTACAGCAATCTTCTGCGCTCTAGCGGTAGACTCCTGTGCCTGACCGTTAAGTGCTGCTGTTTGTGACTGCTGGAAGGCCATCTGTGCCTGTGCAGCCGCTTGTTGCATCTGCTGTTGTTCTTCAGTAGGCTGTGAGGCTTGCTCTGCCTGCTGTAGCTTAGCCATTAGTTCTTCACGGTTAGACAGGTTCATGTTGTCAATGATTGACTGGATTAACGTGTTGTACAGTGGAGACTCTGCTGGCATGGTTTGCAGTAGTTGCACAAGTTGCGTTACTTCGTAC